ATAAATTAGCCGCTTCTTCAGGTAGTTCTTCGCCCGGTGGTGGTAGTGCTACACCCAACTTCTGCTCCATCTGCTGTCTATATAAGAAGGCCATGTGCTCGGCAATGTGCGCTCTAAGGGCAGCAACAATCTGTTGACCCATAGGGTTTTGTCCAATAAGTGCTGCAATCTGTGGATCAGCAAGGAAGGCTTCGTGTGCAGTAATGTGCGCCTGATGGTCTTGAAATATAAATGCCTTGATAGGTTTACCTACTAACGCGTCCATATTCTCACTGACTGGATCTATTGGATTAATATCCTCTTCAGTCGGTACTAACTTGTCTGCGTTCTTGATCCCTAACACTTCGATCATCTGACGGTGCAACTGGGGTAGATCGTAGATTTGTGGGGAAGCCTGTGCCATCTGCAACACGGTTTGGTATTGCACAACTCTTTGTGCCATCGTGCTGCTATTGGGGTCGCTGACAGGAATTACTTCCACCGTGGCGTAGTCCGCTTGGCGGGCGCGGGGAGTACCACGATCAGGCTCATAACCGTACTCTAATGGCGCATATTCAGCCATAATCGCTCTAAGAAGCTTAAATTCCTGCTTCATCGCGTAATGGACGCGAGATTGTACCGCTGCCATTGGCTTCAATGTACGCTCAAGTAGAGCTAATGTTGTTCCAACTGGCGCATTTGCGCTCATATCGGAGATGTTCATGTCAGAGATCGCTCCAAGGCGGCGACCTTCCTCTGTGATCTTGTCTAATAGCGCAAGTAACGTCTGACTTGGCTCTTTATAGGGTAATGGTAGGATATTATCCCGTATTGACCCGCTCGGTACGTCCACATCCCTGAATTCACCCGGCCCGATGGGGGTATCACCCGTTGTTACGCGCATTCCACGCGATTTTAGGCCACCCGGTAGGTTAGAAAGTGTACCAGCGTCAACTAATTGACGGATTAATGACGTTCCAGCCCTTGCATACCCACCAATAATGTGAATTAAACCAAGACCATAGAAGCCAAAGCCCGGAACATAGACATAATGAACAAAATGTTGACGCTTGAGCGTCAAAGAATCGTCAGGGTTCCAGTTTCGACGTACCGCAAGTACTGTTCCTGTGCCTTTTTCGATGGTAACCACGTAAGGTTTGGCTACTTGTAGGTCATCTTCGTCGTCAACAATCTCTCCGTCTGCCTCATCCAGCACTAAATCGGCATGAATCTCATATACAGCGTACCGATCATCCGATGTTACCGACATTCCAGCCTGTTCAGCCTTAGCTTCTTCAATATCTGTAGAGAATGCGACCGGATCGCCTAATGTTACGTTTCTGTAAAACCCTGCTGCTTGCAGTTTGACCATCTCGTTCTTGGTTTTACGCATCACATGAGTGACACGCTCGGCAGATTCTAGGTTAGACGCACCGTAAGGCACGATCATATCTTCTGCGGGAATGTAAATAGCGATCTGACGACCAATGTTAGGATCGTAGTAGACCTTCTTGAATGCTGATCCTGCGAGTCCCAAACTGTAAAGCATACGTTCGTGTTCAGGGCGATACTCGACCATCACATCTGTAAGCTCGTAATTCATGTCTGTTTTGACGCGTAAGGCCGCATCTTCCTTATCGCGAGTAATTTCTCCCAAAATCTGAGTCTTCACTGGACCGGCTGCTGGGAACGTCTCGCTCATTGCTTCCGCTTGGAATCGAATCGCTGCTTCTGCTAATACTGTACTATATACACCACAGGCGTTTTCCCACGGCTCAGTTCTGTCTTCGTAACTAAACCCTAGGACTTCAAGACCCTTTACAAAAGTCTCAGCCCAATCACGACGTGAACCTATGTCATCATCTACCGCAGCAACTAAATCAGCCGACAACTCGGTTAGCTGACCGTCATCCATGTACTCAGCAAGGTTGGCATCGAACGGTGCGTTAGCAATATCTGTGTCCATCGCGTCGGGGACAATCGTAATCTCCACTGTGCCGTCGTCTAAGGTCACCATCTCTGGGTTGACGATTTCAATCTCCAACTCGCTTGTTTCTTCTTCCATGCCCTCTGGCATGGCATACAATCCTTTTTCAATAGCCATTAGTAGTATCCGCCTCTACGTTGCTTGAAGTATTGCTCTTCTTCTAGTTCATCCGATGGAAGTGTGATGAACCCACCCTGCCTAAAACGCATCAGGGCCATTATCGTCGTATCCACAAGGTCATCGTTAGACATAAAAGGAAAGCCCGCCACTTCTTCTACTAACTCTTCCGCCCAACGTGTTTGTGGAACCCACACTAATCCTGAGCGTACTATATCAGCAACTGAATTTAAACGCGCTGTTTTATCACCTGAACCTCTGTGCGGTGTATATTCTTGCACCATCAACCCACCACGACGCATCTCCTGATACAGAGGTGTACCACTACTCTTCTTCTCCACAATAAACGCGTCGGGGTTCCACTCTTCATACTCTTCCCACGCAAGTTCTTTTAACTCTGGAAACTCTAGCCTACGTTTGATTGAGTTTAGTAATATAATACAGTGGCAATTCTCTTCTTCATGGAAGAACACTCCCCACGTCGTAAGGGCTGTATAGTCCGCTCGGTTGTTCTTTTCTGCCGCTGCGTCTAGCGTCATTATGATGTATTCACATTGAGGGGGTTCTTCTTTCTCCCACGTCATCCACCACTCCCGTTTTACTAGGGCTGCTTCTTCTGCGGTGGGGTGCTGCTGATACTGCGCGTTCCATTGAAACACCGGCATAGAAGCCTTTGTTCTATACAACGCATCAAGGTTAAAGAACTCAGGCCACAACGGTTTCTCTATTATCTTTTCTACGTCTGCTGCATCTTTTGTTTCTAATATCGCGGGGAACTCTACAACTTCATACTTGTCCGCTAATTCATTCTGTGACATGTCCCGCACCACACGTCCTGTCAAATCATCTAAGTGCCAACGTGTTTGTATAATAGCCACGCGGCCACCGGGCATCAGACGTGTACGTGCCCCGAACGTAAACCACTCGTAAGCTTTGTCGAAAACATCCAAGTTACCGTTAATGATGTCTTGCTCGTTATGAGGGTCATCAACCAGCAACAGGTGAGCACCACGACCGGCTAACGCTGATCCAACACCACACGCAAAATACTCACCTCCAACGCTGGTGTTCCAACGTCCTGCCGACTTCGAGTCTTGTGCAAGCTGCACATTAGGGAATATAGCCTGATACTCAGGTGTAGCAATGAGATTACGTACCTTCCGTCCGAAGTCCACCGCAAGGTCTGTGGTGTGCGAGACCATCAAAACTTTCTTGTCAGGGTTACGTCCTAAGAACCACGCTGGAAAATAGATAGAGACTAACTGAGACTTACCATGACGCGGAGGCATGTTGACACATATCCGGTCCTTACCCGTTGCTAGTACCTCTTCACCTCGCTCGTTGTACTCTTTACCGCGCTCGATCTCCATCAGCAGGTCTGCCAATATCCTGTGGTGTTTGCCTACTTTATAGTCACTCTGCATCTGTTTACAGAACTCTATTAGATCTTTATAGGCAGCCTCTGCACGTTGCTTGACTTCCAACTCTTCTACGATCTTAAGGATCTCCTCCTGTTCTTCTGAGGAGTAGGAGTTTAAGTTTTGCAATAGGAGGTCGATGTCTTCAGGAGAGAAGATGATTGAAGAGGCCGTAGGGACTACTCCAAGGTTGGTGTTATAAGCTGCTGGGTTATGGAGTTGATTCATCTTCTACCACTTCGTACACACCGTCTGCATTCTTCTTCAATACTTCAAGCTTCTCACGTAGTTTTTCACGTAGCTCGTCCGCATTCTGATGAGTTACTGTAATTTCTTTACGGTCTGTAAACAGCCCTATGTCTGTCATCTTACCCAGAAGCTCTAAAGCTCTAATGCGTATTCTAGGGTCCGTATTTTCTGTCTCAAGGATTAGTTTATTAACAACCGTATTGCGGATGTCGGCAGCTTGAGCTGCAACAACTTGCCCGAACTCTTTAATGATTTCGTTGGTCTGTATAATAGAAGCAGGAGTGAGTTCCGCTAGACGAGAGTGGTTTACCGTCTTAGATGTCTTTTCAATATCCGCAGCATAAGACGCTAGAAGAGTAGAAGCCACATCTTTATCTACGTCATCGGCGGTTGTGTCGAGGCCGTGTTTCTCTAACTCTTTGATGGTATTACAGGCGGCTTCCGCTCTTACACGCAGATCCATGTATGGGACATCATCGGGGATTTCAATACCGAACTCAGGGCTGAGGGCTAGAGCCATCTTCTGTATACCTTTGCAAGCTATTACGCTGTTGGGCGGAGTGTACGGCATTAGCATAGCGGACGCAATACCACAAGAAGAATTGAAAGGAGTTGAAAGGAATTGAAAAGGTTGGAGAAGGCTGGAGAAGGCTGGAAATTATAATAAGGATTGAAACAGGGGGTTTGGGTCCCTTTACGGGGGGTGTTCCCTATATAGAGGGGGGTGGGGTCTAGCCAGACACGTTTGTATAAAAGAGGGGTGGGGGGTCATTTTCGTAGAAATTACAAATCATTTGTGCAAATTAGTATTACATAGCAGTGTATGGTACCAACTGTTTAGCGCGGGGGGTGGGTAGGGGGTGGGGTATCAGAAAGCTCGATTCTATAAAACAGACCTATTCAAAAAAGTTATCGCATTGCGATAATATTTTTAAACAACTACCAATCTTGACAATTAAAACTTTATTTAAATCAATAACTTACAAGTCAAGTTGACTAGGTAAATATGTTTTGCTAGCTTAGAAACCGTCAACGAAGCGCACAATGCGCGGGAGACATTATTATTTAGGATATACATATGAAAATTTTATCTAAGAGTACTGGCGCACTTGTTACATCATACGCAGATCATACGATCGTAGGCGCAAGCAAAATGACAGCGGTTTGCGATAGTCTAATAGCCGACGGGCATACAGATCTGAAGGCCTACAAGGTATCTACGTGCGGCGAGGATCGACGGTTAATTGATGATCTACTGTTCTACATAGCAAAATCGTTTGCTACCGAAGACAAGGCGATTCTAGCAATGGATACTAAAAGCTTATCCGAGGATCAGAAAGCTAGAAAGTCCGCTCTCACACGTACTAAGGGGCGCGTCATGGGGGATATACGCAGAGGTATCAAATCCCGCATTACAGAAGATGGTCGGAAAGGGAAAATGCGATCCTTCGAGGAGGTGCGCGTAGCCGAACTAACAGAGATGATCGAAAAAGTACGGAATGATCTACATCCCTCCTACGATCCAGTGAAGGTTCTTAAAAATCTAAAGGAGGCAGTAAAGAGCTTCGCACCGAAAGAGACGAAGTGAGACAAGGGGGGAGCCGAGAGGCTCCCCTTTTTTT